GTAAAAAAACACTATGGATATAGTAATGAGAAAGCGAAGATCGCAGTAGCTCTTTTAACCAAAACCCAAATTGAAAACATTCGTAACAAACATGATAGGGGAGGACTACGATGACTGCGATCACAGAAGAAGTTCAATGGACTGCCGAGAGTATGGTAGAGGTAGGTTTAAAAGAACCAGATGACTTCTTAAAGGTTAGAGAAACACTGACAAGAATTGGAGTAGCATCCAGAAAAGAAAAGAAATTATATCAGTCATGTCACATACTGCATAAGCAAGGTAAGTATTACATTGTGCATTTTAAGGAATTGTTTGCACTTGATGGTAAGAAAGCAAACTTAAGTCTTAATGATGTACAACGTAGGAATCGTATCGTGCAGTTACTAGGTGACTGGGGTTTGGTATCAATCAATAGCAAAGAGAGTATTGCTGACGTAGCACCTCTAAGTCAAATCAAAGTTCTCGCATATAAAGAGAAGGGCGATTGGACTTTGGAAAGTAAATACAATATTGGTAAAAAGAAAGAGGACGGTTAACCACACCTCTTGACATATTTTAAAATATGTACTATACTATATAATATCGCCCAAGGAAATGCTGATCCTTATAAAGATCGTAAGTGCAGTTCCTGTTAACAAACTTAAATTATGGCTAAAAAATTACCATGGGGTACCTTTACCCATGAAGATCTTCTCGTTGATAGAGAGGATGACATATACCTAAACTTCTTATTTGCACGTCTGAATGATAATGGTTTCGGTATGGAAAAGGCAAGAAATTTCAAACGAAGTTTAAATAACGTTCGAGGAACAGAGACCACTTGTGAATCCAAAAAAGTTGGATTGCAGGGGTCTTTTGTTTATGGTTGGGATCGAACATCTTGGTATATTCCATACATGCGTGTTGGAGACTTCAAGGAAGCATTTGATAGGAGACATACATTAGATGTGTTGACTAACAAAAGTTTTTCTCCACTCGACATTGCGGTTCCTGATGCTGAATACGTCAGAGTATATCCTGATACTGAACCAACATTCAACCTATTCCTTGATACATCAATAATAACGATGCTATCAATGTGGGGTAACGTTTTCGGTCCTATTCCAGACGACACAAAGGACTATCAATTCGTTACAGCATGCACCTTAATACTCAACGCAGAGTTAGAGAGAGAAGGTGTATATGATGAGGCAGAAGAAAGTCTCACATCTAGAGAATTCGTTGAGAGATTATTACGTTACATGGGATGCCATGATCGTTATAATAACAATGACATAACCATCAAAAACATTGTAACCAGAATTATTAAAGCAGTTGAAGGTGAGGACGAAATTGTTCCTCAACTAACTGTGAACAATAACCAATCTGATTATGATGTATGGATTAAAGAAAGTCCTGATTGGGGTGATCACAATACTGAGGATGATGATTACTTCTACATCCATATTCCATTACAAGACAATGATAGTGCTTGTTGGACATATGCCGAGAGAACTCTTACTACAACTTGTAAAAAAGATATGGAAGGTAAGAAAGTAAAAGTTATGCTCTATAACCATGGGTGTGCTACAAACTCTGTAAGGATTGTAAAATCTCGTAATAAGTTTATTAAGAGACTCAACAATTCTTGGTATATAAGAAGGAACAATGTTCTTTCAAAGATACTAAAAATGTTCAACTTTGAAATACCATCTAAGACATTAGATGAACTTCCATTAGAAGTATGGTGTTTCCACCAGTTACAAACTGAATCTGAACCATGGCAAATGGTTATTGATGAGGGAGAACCGAACTAAGGTTTTCTGTGCTAGTGTTATAATTAGTAGTGTGATGCCGAAAGGGTCACACAACTAACACTCGCTATAATAGGAGAACTACTATGGAAATTCAAAGGTACACTGCTGCCGACTTACCAACACTGTTTGATAAGATAACAAAGAACAGCATAGGGATGGATAGTTATTTCGATTCATTCTGGAATACAACCCAGACTAACTACCCACCATATAATTTAATACATGTAAGTAATGAAGAATCAAGACTGGAAATCGCAATCGCTGGGTTCAAAAAAGATGACGTCAAAGTCTATACGGAGTTTGGAAAGATATATGTCGAAGCAGTCAAAGCAGAACAAGAAGATGTTGGAGAATTTGTCCATCAAGGATTGGCAAGACGTAGCTTCCAACGAGCATGGACGCTCTCCGACGATACAGAGATTAGATCCGTCAGCTTTGACGACGGACTCCTTTCCATTGTTTTGGGAAAGGTAGTTCCTGATCATCATAAGAGAGTAGATTACATCTAACTGCATAGGGGGTATTGACATTTGTTGATACCTCCTTTATAATATAAACAAAAGTATTTTTTAACATGGCAAAAGGTAAGAAAGAACCAATTAATGTCACACCACCTCCTGCTCCTCAACATTTTGTAAAATCTGAGAGAGTAAAAGTTGTTGTTATGTTCAATGGTGACAATGTAATATGTGATTTGCAAGAAGCAGTTGATAAAGATTCTGGTGCAAGACAGGCATATATTATGAACTTCCCATATAAAGTTGAATATGATCAACCTAAACTCGACACTGCAGGTATCGTAACAGACCCAGAAGTGAAAGTTCACTATCAACCATGGTGTCCTTTGTCTCCAGAAGTAAAGGTTCCAATAAATCATAATATGGTAGTTACTATTCTAGAACCAGTCCCTAGTCTTAGAGATACATACATCAGTAATGTACAGAAGATGGGTGGCAATGTAGAATGAGTATAAAGATTTTATTATTAAAGTCTAACGAAGAGATCATTACAGAAGTTCAAGAGATAGCAAATCCCGATAGCAAACTGGCAATAGGATATCACTTGCATAAACCCTTTCGTTTAGAGATTGTCTCTGATGATGGGGAACTTGTTTTTAATCGGGAGAAAGGTTATTCATTATCATGGTTTCCATTTGCACCTCTAAGTAAAGACAAAGATTTTTTCCTACCATCAGAGCATGTGATTACAGCATATGATCCACTGGATAGTATTGTAGATCAATATGTTGAAGCGATTAAAGAAGAGAACTATGAAGAGAACTTCAAGAAACATGAAGATGTAATTGCGGGTGCAGAAGGAGAAGAAGAGTTAGATATGGAGCAAATATTTAAAGATGCTGAAGCAGTCTTAGACGATGATGACTAAGGATTTTATTGGGTTATTTCCAAATGCTCTCTCACCAGAACATTGTGAGATGATCATTAAAGAAATGGAAAACAATGAGAAGTATGATGCTGTTGATCTAAAAAAACAACATGGTGGTGTGGGTCATCGTAGTGGTACTTCATACTTTGTTCGCACAAATGATGGGTGGGATCTTACTCGGAATATTATTAACGAAGCACTTAGCAGATGTGTGCGGGGATATGTTGATGAATATCCTACGATGGGTATCAATTGTGCATCACATACTATTAAACTACAAAAACTTGAACCTGGTCAAGGTTTTCATGATTGGCATTGCGAAGCATTTAGTTACGCAACATGTCATCGTGTGCTATTTTGGATGATTTATCTCAATACCACCACAGAGGGTGAAGGTATGACAGAGTGGATAAATCAGGGAGTAAGAGTACAACCAGAACAAGGTAAGGTAGTCATCTGCCCATCTGGATTTACACATACACATAGAGGAAATCCATCATATACGGATACTAAGTATATCGCAACAGGATGGTATACCCATCAAGGATGAGAAAACTTAAATTATATGACACAGATGATAATGTAATCTTATCATATACAACAGACCATGAATTTCATGGTAGTCAACTTATTGAGATTGAAGGTCCTGTTCTTCTAGGCAAATGTCTAGTTGATTATCTTGCAAAAATTAATGGTGAGTTTGGTATCATTACTTTTGATCAACCAATAGAGACTCCACTGTACACATTAGATTTTGTTCCACAACCCTTTCCAATATTTGTAGGTGGAACACAACAATTTGAGCATCTCATGTTCAACGGTCCTACTTATTTTAACATAAGGGTTGACGAATATAGACCTTGGATGTATATTGGTAATCTAATTACTAAAAAATTTATCCCAGAACTACAATCTATTTCTCCAGTATATAATTACAAGAAACAAGATAATAACATCTGGAATGGAACAGACTTACAAAAACTAGAAACATTATGCAAATCGCTTTGATCATTCTTAAGAGTGGTATTCAAATAATTACCATGGCAGAACAAATGGATGAGGAACCTAGTTGCCACATGCAAGATCCATACCTTATCAAAGAGGATGGAACATTAGAACCATGGCCACGTTACACAGTTGACACAGACATCTTGCTTTATTCTGAAACTATTGCTACAATAGTTACACCAACATCAGAACTAAAGAAGAAGTATGAGTTGGTTACTAAATGAGTTTTTACACTAACTGTCAACTAGTTGGGGATAACTTACTTTACCTTGGATACGAAGACGGACAACGTATTCAACGTAAGTTTAAGTTCTCTCCAACTCTTTTTGTCGTCACTAAAAAAGAAACTAATCACAGAACACTTGATGGTAGATATGCAAAACCAGTAAGGTTTGAGTCTGTAAGAGAAGCACGTCAGTTTGTAGACAAATATAAAGAAGTTCCTAACTTTGAAGTGCATGGGTATGACAGATATTTGTATCAGTTTATATCTAAAGAGTTTCCTGATGAAGTTGATTACGACTTCAAAAGTATGAATATAATGTCACTTGATATTGAGGTGGCATGTGAGAATGGATTTCCTAATGTTCGAGAGTGTGCTGAGGAAATGCTTAGTATTACTGTGCAGGATTATGCAACAAGAAAGATAAAAGTATTTGGAACTAGACCGTATAAAAATACACGTGACGATGTAGAATTTATTCTATGTGATGGAGAAGTTCATTTACTCCGTTGTTTCCTAGACTATTGGATACAAAACTTTCCTGACATTCTTACAGGTTGGAACGTGGATGGATATGACG